TCTCAAATCACATTATGAAACAATTCAAATTGAACGAATTGTCGTCCGATCCTCAATTTTGAAGAATCGCTTAAAAAAGTGTTTCTCATTTATTATTTCGTTCTGAGTTAAAAATCACCACACTGCATAAAATTTATCGCGAATAAATTTTATGCAGTGTGGTTGGGCCCCAACTATGGCCTACGGAGGGTTGAAGAAAAAAAAAGTGGAAAATCAGGAAATATGATAAAACATAATTACAAATATTACTCTTCAATGCCTGCCAATGTGTCAATGGTGGAAAATGGGAAGAAAATGTAAAAACTGCTCATAAATGGTGGAAAGAAGCAGATGAGTCCTGACATTAACAGTGTTAATGTCTATTGTATGTATTAGTCCTGTATTGTTTGGGGCAACTAAATTCGCGGAGCGACAAATGTCGAATAGTTTTTATTGACAAGATTGCCATACTTCGTCCACATTCTTTTATCGACGGCATCGCCAAAATGCGTCGCTTCTTCAGGGAGTATCGATAGTTTGCGTTCGGAGCTTTTATCCTTCGTGAACTTACCGTCCTTGTCTGTTACCTTCGTATTGTTCATCGAGATGATCGTGTATTTACACTTATGCCCGTTGATAATGAAGTTTGGATACCTCGAATCATTTCCTTTCAGGATGTTCATCCATAACAGAAATTTGTCATGCTGCGGTGGTTCCTGTCCTTTATGTACACGCACGTCAACCGTCCAGCCATTGAACGTGAAACGGTCAATGGCCTGTTCATTATAAGTCTTTGAATTTTTGGAGTTGGGTTGGCGTGAATCACCATATCGGTCCCGGAAATAGATCACAGTCCTCACCGGATGCGGAGCGTAGTACCGGCAGAACTTATCAACCAGGTCATCAATCATCACGCCAGGCGTATTTGATTTGACAAAGAATTCATTGATCGTACAATCGACTGGTTGTATCATTTTTGTGACAAAATTATAATTGCGTTCCTGAGCCACAGAGAACAACGCGATCTTCGAACCCCAGTCAGGAACAACCTCAATTGGTTTATGAGGATCACAGTCAAGATCATAACGGGAATTCTCATTGGATAACTGATTGGTGTTCCAGTTTGTATTTTCGGCAATGTCCCTGATATAGTCGTTGTTAGTTGCATCGTAATAGATATGTTGCGCGCTGTCAAGGTGGTAATAGCAATCTTCCACCTGGTCGGGTATCCAGTTAAGGATTTCGACCATAAAGGTCAGCAGGTTTTGCTTGTCATATTCCCTGCAGATATAAGACAGTCCCAGGTTTTCGAGGTTATCAAACGCATTCGCGAGTGTAAAGAACAGGCCATCTTTGGATACAAAAGGGGCAATCTGCAGTTTCAGCCGGGCGATTTCATTCCAGATGTTTTTGTAGAGCGGCTGATCCAGGCATTTATAAGACTCGATTAACTGGATCTGAAGCTTTACAATCCTGTTCCAGGTGTCGAAGATCGAGACGCCAGCTTCCTCCATGTAATAATCGCCATAACGCAAAAGCCACATCTGGTCTCGCGTGTAAGGCATCGACGATACATATCGAAAGCCATGGTGCTGCTTCACGCGGTTTTCGGGCAGTGCCATGAACCCCCAGAGTTCTTCGTTCCCCCTGTTTGCCGGTGAAACCTCCTCGTCATAACGAAGTTTGTTCAGCGTCAGTGCTTCATCCACGATTTCACGGTCAATATTGGGTCCTCGTGATGAGCCCTGCCGTTCCTGTGAAAGCATTAAAAAGCCGGTGCCATTTGAAAAAGAGATGAAATTATCGTACCGGGTTATTTTTTCGTAAGGCTCAATAAATCCCAGCTTTTTGATGGGCTTTCCCCCGATTACAAAATCCTTATCCTTTTCAAAACCCAGTTTTTCCAAAAACTTGAGTGTCGATGGAAGCGTTCTGGAATAGATCTGGCCATAGGTTCTTCCGGTGATGGAGGTCACAGAACGGGGCATCTTTCTTACGATCTGGCTCATCTCCCACCCGATGATATAGGATTTCCCTGTTCCGCGTCCGTGAACGCTGACTTCACTTTTGGCATCTGCCAAAACAGAAAGGTGTTGTGGCCGGTTCAGGAAAATCTTTTCACAGATCATGATTTCAAAATCTCTTCAGCCTCTGTATCTGTAATTGCCGGACCAGAATACATCGCCTTCTGTATATCCTGGATGGTTGCAACCGGCAAGTCCTTTAGTTTTTCGGGTGACATTTTTACGAAATCGCTGTTTCCCTGAAGCATGATGTAGAACTCATGTTTTTCATTTCTTTTGGGATCGGCCATCTCTTCGGGTTTTTTACCCATCAGTTTTGCCAGGTTCGCATGTTCCATCACGATGATGCGCCTGTCTTTCTCGTTGTGCGTCAGGTAGCAGTTATTGATGTTTTTCAATATATCACTGATCAGCCATGACTGCCAGAAATCAAAATCGAACGTATGGAAAGTTTTAAACAAGTCGATGGAGCGATCAATATCGCGGTACGCGGTAGCATGGGAAATTTCCGGATATTTGACAAGATGCATCGCAACTGCATCCCGTTTATTGGGATACCTGTCCAGGAGTTTTGTGGCAGAAACAATTCTGTTGAGTTCCTCCTGGTAATTGGAAGGAAGCGGTGAATCTTCAGGGTGCAGAAAATGAGCTTTTATCAGCTCATGTCTTACCTCTTCAAGCGGAGGATAGTTCATGTTCTTGATTCTCTTTGATAGTTTAAGAAGATCTGCTGTGAAGGGCTGCTGCCGTTCATAGCAGATTGTTTAATTGCTTTACGCATGGCTATTTCAGCTGTAAACCAGCCTTTAAAGTATGATGCAGCACCCGGATTCCGGATTTGTTTTTCCGCAATCGCAAATTTCAGAACCTCTGAATCATCGTCATCCAGTTCCAGGTTAATGCAAATATCATCAGGAGAGAAGAACAGGGAAGCGAGTTCTTCAATCGCGTTAAGGTGTTCCGTGGTTAAATTCATTGTCAAGAATTTGATAGTCAAAATTAAAAATGGCAGGATCGGTAAAGATGGTTCCCCGCTCCAGTTTAGGGTTATCCGTTGCGTTCTGGCTGGTGACAACCGATATTTTCCACTGATCATTCCAAAGCAAAGCGACTTTGGCATGAACGGAGGTGCAGCGGTAATCAAAACTATCCATCAGCATCTGGAAAGGCAACGGGCTCATTGTCTTGACGCGGTTATCAATCAATACCCTGAAAGAAAGGATGAGTCCTTTGTTGATACAGTTTTGAAGCTGCTCGATGCTGGTCTGGCTGAATGAATAAGATGTCATCAGGCAATGAACCGGGCCCGTCTGTTTGACCAGGTGAAGAATAAGCCGAACAAGGTTGAAGTTTCCCCAGCTGTAATAGTGGGTTGAAAAGCCATTTTTCAGTTGGCCAATTGCCTTTATCAATGTTTTAGAGTCATCGGCCACGAAAATTGATTCATGGTTGGAATCCACCAGGGATTGTGATTCGGGTCTGGAATCAGCCTCCGGCTTTAGCTGTATTTCGACCGATGAAGGATTGACTAACATGACAAGTGAAGGATTTGAATTTCAATTTCTTCAATTAATTTAATGCGGTCACTGATACGTGTTTCCAGCTTTGATCTTTTCGGGCCATTGGGAAGCGGCATTTTCTGACCAGTGTGATTGGGAGACTGGAAGTCCAGCATTGACTGGTCTTTTGAGTTTAACGTCTGCAGATTTTTCTTCATTTTCTTCAGATCAGCAGCGTTAAGCGTACTGATCGCATCCAGTTTCTGATTTTTATTTTTCAGATTTTTTTCAGGAACTACCTCAGAATCAAAAAGGGTGCGTTCATCCGGAAGTAGGTTGTTTTCAATAAAAGATTGACGGGCATCATAAAGCACTTTCAACCGTTCTGATATTGATTTGATGGAATCAAATAAGTCACTCCGCTGAAGAACCACTGCAATCGAATTAATTTCGGGTAACTGGCACATTTGCTGGTGCAATGCCCTTCGTTTCTGAAAAAGATTGGCAGTTTCCAGAATTACGCGCTGAATAACCGGTGGATAGGCTTCTGCATTTTTTGAATCATCGATTTCCTCCGGGGAATCGGGAATTGAAACTGATAATTCAACTTTAGAGGCATCAAAAGATCTGGAATAATGTTGTGCCAGTTTTTTCTCCTGCGGAGAAATAAACTGGTTGGCAGCCGAAGGCGATGCGTTTTTTATTTTTTGAATAAACACCTTCCAGTTTGTAAAATCAGCCAACTGTGAAGCCTTGCAGATTTCATAGGGAAGTTTGTTCTTCATGGTTGGTTCCCTGCCTATAAACATCGCTGAATAAGACTGTTTGTTCGTCAGTTCAATCAGCAAAGTAACCCCGTCTTTGTAATTCATACCCGATTTTATCCAGGCAACAACCTTTAGTTTAATATCTTCCATTATTGATGTAGTTATATGTTTATCTGGTTATATGATTACATGGTTATATCTGTTTATGCTTTCAGGTGGCCGTCGAAATCAAAACCTTCGGCCAGGCGCAGGTAATGAAAAATATAGAGTTCCTGTATCAGCCGGATGGGCAGTCCTGCTTCAAGTATCGCATAGCAAATCTTTGTATCCACGCCGAGAATAAATTTGTTGGCGGCTTTGGAGAAAACTTCATTTCGGATGGAAGACCAGGTTTTTTTCTGTATAACCATCAGGTGACCAGCAATACGACAATTAAGATCAAGGACTTTATGCTGACCAATCACTGAAACATGATCCGCCACATTTTTA